TTTTAATCCATGTTCTAAACTAAATTGTTTCATATCTTCAAACAATTTAGCTTGTGCAACTGGGTCATATTCTTGAGTATCTTCCTCTTGGGTTTGTTGTTGTTGACTCTTAGCATTAGCAGTTATAGTAGCAACTGTTATTTTAGTTTCATTATCTCTTTGATTCATTGAATCTAATAATTGATTACTATTAATAATATTTTGTTGCTTCATTTGCTCAATAGATTGTTCATGTTGTTGTTGAGCTTGCTCAGATTTTTGTTTATTTTCTTGCATAGCTTGTTCATTCTTTTCTACAATTCTTTGAGTCTCAGCTAATGAAGTAGTAGTATATATCTTCATAATAGTAGAGAAGTCAAGTGTTTGATTCTGTAATGCTGCTTGAGCTAATGTATCTAACTTAGAAGCTAATTCAGCTGTACCATTAGAATTATCTATAACACAACCATAATCACATTCAGCAAATTCATCACCATCAATATCCATTAATCTATAAGAAGCATCAGGTAAGATATATTGAAATTTCTTACTTCTACCTTTCATAGCTACTTTAGCTGTTTCTATAAAACACTCTAAACTTCTTTTTTTAGTATTATCATGTTGTAAGAATAACCATTCAGTTATGTGTGATGATTGTAAATTAGACCTTTCAACTCCTCCAACTGTTTCTCTATTACTTATTTGTCCCTCTCTTTGTTTAGAAATACCTGCTACTTCAGCCATTTCCATTTTAATAAACTCAAGTAGATTTATATGTTGTTGAATATAAGAACCTGTTTCAGCATCAATTACTCCCTTAGAAGCATTATTCATTGACCCTGCTAACTTACCTGTAGCTATTCCAATATTACCCTCTTTAAAACTATCTTTAATAGCTATATGATTAATTTTAGCATAGTATAACCATTTCTCAACATCCCATCCTTTAGGAACTAATGCTAAATCTAACTCAAGTATTTTACCCCAGTTAGAAGCAATTGCTTTATTTAATCTATCATGAGTAGCATCATACATATAATTATAAGGTTTCATCATATCAACCATTGAGAATGGTCTAGAATCATTTAAATTATATAATGTTCCTACTATTCCAAAGTGACATCTTGATGGATTACTTAATCTATTATACTGAACTAATCTAGGTCTCATATTCAAATAAATATGTTGTCCTATTTTAGTACCTTCCCAAGCTTCATTAATCCAATAAATACTTTCTTCTTCTCCTTTATTTTTATCTATTGTATAAGTTTCAGGATAAAATTTAAAATCAGGTTCACCTGTTTCAGGGTCATAGAATTTTACTTTTTTAATTTTTCTTTTAGACTTCCAATATACTCTAAGTACTTTAATATTACCACTATTATCATAGTAATTATTAGTAGCTGAGGGTCCTGTAAATAATGCATAACTATCAATTACTACACCTTCTTCTGTAGTACCACTTAAATCATTAACATTAATAAAGGCTCTTCTTTCATCTATATTACCCATTTGGTCTGCATAAGCAGCTTGAGGTAAATGCTCAATATAATCCATATCTGCTGGAGATAATGCATCATAATAATTATCAATGATTCTACCAGGACTCCAAAAATCTTCAAGCACAATAATATCAGCATCTTCTATTCTATTAGAGAATCCTGACCTAAATATTCTTATTTTTAATGGATTAATTCTTTGAAAGGTTGGTTCTCCTGATACTATATCAGATTGATAAATTTCTTCACCAACACTCATAGCATCTACAAAACCTGAGTTAAATGTAGTAGGAATTTCTAATTCTTTAGTATAATGTTGTATTAAAGCATTAGCTCTAATCTCTCTAATATCTTGATACTCATAACTATAATAGTCATTTATTTTATCTAGTTCACCATTAAACTGGTCATCTGATAAGCCATTCTTAGATACTAACTTTTTTACATCAGCAAATAATAATTCTTTCTTTTTATCTTCTATCTCAGATATAGCATTTGGATTGGTTACTATCATTCTGAAATCAAATCTTCTTTTAGATTCTTCACCTCTAAGAACATTTAATTTAGCATTCATAATAGGATAATGAGTAATATGTTCAGGTATAAATCCTGCTTGTATAGAGTCAGGATTTAATACTTGATTCATATCATCTACATTAAGTTTACCATTAAGTAAATCATAATTGATTCTTTTATGTATAACAGAGTTTCTTACTAAACTATCAGTAGCAAATGTTCTGTGGTCTGCCCAGTCTAAATGTTTCTTTCTCCATTCTTTATTTTTTCTTAAGAAGGATATTTGTTGTGGAGGTAAATTATTTTGAAACATATTTTTTTAAATTTTAAAATACAAAGATATGTAAATTTTATGATATATACAATAAGATAATTAAAAAACTAATGTATTTAGGTATAGTTTATTACTAAATTTACTCTTGATTATTATCTAAATGTAGTCCTAATGCCTTGTAATTCTTAGTAAAAGTATCTTCTTTATAAGGTTTATAGTTATTTGTAAAAAATGGGTCATCTGCTAATTCACTTCCTCTCTCTTTACCTAAAGATTCTGAAGGAGTATTAGTACCAAATAACCTTAACTTATCTTCTCTTATTAACATAAGCATAGCTAAAGCATCATGTCTATCAAAGTTACCATCAGGATTCCATAGTATTAATTCCTTGATAAGTGCTCTTGAGTTAAGTTGAGTAAGAAAAGGTACTTTTACATCTACTTCTTCTTTATCAATAACTTTAGTAACAGTATAAGGTTTTAATAACCATTCTTTAATTGCTCTCCTACCATAAGCTTTAATAGGAGCAGATGATATAGTACCTTTAGCTTTATTTCCATAGTTTGCTTCAACCTTAGTAGAAGCTTTATCTTTTAAAAACTCAAGATTATCTGATAATAAGTAAGTACAATTATGAGTAGAAAAATAAGTAAATAAACCTTTCTTATTATTTTCATAGTTACACTCAGCATTATACATTAATAAAGCTCTTCTACAAATCTCATAGAAATCATTAGCAAACATAGGTCTACCTGTATATTCAAATACAATTTTATCAGTATATAAATCTAAAATATATAAAGAACCTAAAGATAAAGTACCTGAAGCATCATCATCATAAGGGTCAATACCTGCAATATATCTACCTCTATAAACTTTATTATTAGAATCCATTACTGGTAATGCATGTATCTCAATACATCCTTCTAATTTATTATCTTTATGTGGGAATTCTCTAATAGGTTTAACTTCACTACTAGGTTTAAATCTAACTACAGCATCCTTATCTAAAGAGATGAGTCCTACTAAGATATCATCATAACTTTTAGGATTAAAATCTAATTCATTTAATCTATCTGTAAGGTCAGCTACTGGATAAATAGTTCCCTCTCTTTTCATTACAGCTTCTTGAATAGTAATAGCTTGCTCTGCTTTTTTTCTAGTTAAAGCCATTGAGTCACTACTATTATATTTAACTTTAAACCTAGCTTCAAACTCTCTAGTTAAAGCTAATATAACATCAGATACTCCATCCTTATTATAACACCCTTTTCTATTTAGATAAGAACCAAAAAAGAATACAGTCTTTTGTTTACCTTGACTATTTTTATCATACACATTAGGTAAAGCATATACACCATAACCAATAGGATTATAAATCATTTCTAAAGCTCCACTAAAATCTGAACCTTCAGAACCTCCTGTACCAAATCCTACAGCTTGACCAAATACAATATCATCTTCCTGAACATTTGATTTATTAACTCCCCATGTATCAATAAATTTAGGGAAAGCTCCAAATTCTTCATAGATAAAAATATTAGACCTTTTACCCCTGGATTTATCAGTATTATCTTTTGCTGATATACCTAAAACTTCATTACCTGTACCCTTATTAGTATTAGTATCAGCATCTTTATATCCCATCATCCATGACATATCTGCCAAAGAATCCTTTAATCTTTGAGAAGGAAATTGAGTATGTTCAGCATTAAAATCTATAATATCAATAAACTTATTAAGAATACCATCTTTAGTTAAATACTCTTTCTGATAAGCTGTAACAGCTCCTTTTACTGACTTACATGCTAACTCATTCTCTCCACATATAAATAGCTTGGCAAGTCTTGCAGCAGCACTATAACTCTTACTAGCTCCACGTCTAGCTATCTGTATAGCATGTTCTGCTCCTTCCCAATTATTATATATACCTCCATTTCTAGCTTGGTCTTGATAATGAAACCATAGATAAATACCTTCCCATACCTCAGGGAAGTCAATAACTCTATCAGCTTGTTTAGTACCTTCTCTAATTTTAGATTGAATAATTGGAGTATAGTTTAAATAAAAATACATATCTCCTGTAATCCATTCACCATCACTAGGTCTAACCATTCCATACCAAATTCTTAACTTTTCTTGTCTTAACCATTTACCAAATTCACTACTAGGATTAGCATTAGGTCTTAAGTTAGTAAGTGTACCATGTTGTCTAAAATGATTACCTGTTGGTCTAAAATATTCCATATCCTCAAGTATATGAGGATTAACTATATCTACTATAATTCTATTCTCAATTACTCTTGTATTAGTGGTAATATCAGTAACTATACTTACTTCTCTTCTATCTAAATCTTTAGCATATTTTCTATCAGGACTTATTAATCTTTTTATAAATTCAATATTAGTAATAGCATCTAATAAATCATCTTTTACTTCAGGATTTAGAGATTCTAAATACTCTTCTGTAATAGGAGTTTGATACTTATTTAATATTATTTCTTCCATTTTATATAGTTTAATACTTCTTTTGTAAACTCAATACTTACTTCATTCCAGTTATTTAATTCTTCTACATCAGTAGTACATTTATTACTTCTAACACTTCTTAATACTGATACTATTTCTTTACCTATTTCTTTGTATAATAGTTCAATAGTAAAGATTTTAATAGCTCCAAAGAGTTCATTCTTTTCTATGTTTCTTTTAATAACATAAAGTCCTTTACTTCCAGTAAGATTATTTAAAGCTATTGCTAAATCCTCTACTCTTAATGTATATTTTATATTAGCCATTACATACCATCCTCACATATTTTCTTTTCTTTTTTACCTCTCATTCTACTATTCTCAGTAATTTCTTTAGATATTTCTTTTTCAGCAACAGTTAAGTCTTTAGCTAATTTAGGCATCTGATTAACAGCAGAAGTAATAGTATTAATAGTATACTTTGGTTTACCTTTATCATCAGTAGCATCCATATCTAATTCTCTTAAAAACTTCCTAATTTTAGCTATAGCTCCTCTAGTATCTTCTAATAATAATGAACTAGTTGTATTAACTAATGGTAAATAATCTTTAATAGCTGCTAATATTAATTTATCAGGTTTCCAATTAGAAGGTAAACCTTCACTTTGTTTAATCTTTTCAAATCTTTCATTTTCATCATCAAGATACATGTAGTCACTTCTTGGGTCATATTGAAAGTAAATAAATCCTAATTCTGATAAAGCTTTACTTTTATCTACTGATTTATCTCTATCCCATAGAGCTGCAAAAGACTTTATAAATAAAGCTTCTTCACTTATAGTAAGTTTATAATTCTCAAATTTTACTAGTTTCATATTTTAATTTATATAGAAAAAGCCTAACTGGTAAGAAAGGCTTTTAATTGTTAAGTATTATGGTAATATTAGATTGGTTGGTGGTAAAATTAAATTACTTTTCTCTTTAGGTGGTTCCATAACTGGGTCATCTACTTCTTCAAATTCATCTACTACATATTTGATGTCATCATCATATAATTGCAAACATAACTCATCATTAATCTCAATGAAATTAAAATTATAACTAACAACTGTATTATAATTTTCAACCATAGCTTCTTTGGTGCTATCCTTACCATACTTTCTAACTTCATATCTTTTAGGATTTACACAAATCATATCTCCTACTTTACAAGCTCTAACAGAACTACCAATTGATATTACAGTCTGATACTCTTTTAAAGCACCTTTCTTAGTTTTACCATCAATTATACCTGCTGCTGATACACTATCTTGCTCATATACATCAGCAGTGGTGATAATACCATTAAACATTGGTGTAATTTTCTTTAATTTAATCATCTTTCTTCTCCCTTAAATTTTTAATATAGATTCTTCTCTTTTTTATTTTTTCTAATTTATCCCAAGTTACATATAGTTTACCTATACTAGGTATATTAAAGTTAGTTCTTAATTTATTAAACTCTTCTTCAGTTATACCTTCTTTTAGTTCTAATTCTTTTATAGTAGATTTTACAAACTCCCAATAAGACCTATAAGCTACTGTAATAACTTCTTCAGGTAAATTATGTTTAACTGCTAATTCTTTAATAATTTTTTGAAATAACTTGTCATATATCATATTACTTTAACTCAAAATGTAATATTAGTCTAAATTCTCCAGCATTTTCCTCAATATTAGGAATATACTTTTTATTTATTTTACCATCAATTATAAGTTTATTCTTTTTTAATTTACTCATAATCACTTGAAAATGAGAAAGAGTAATGTCACATTCTTCTCTAATTTTCTTTTTAGTATCTTCACTCATGACTACCTTATCTAAAATATCTTCATCTTGAATTACTTTAGATAATAAATACCTATGTTTAATAAAAGAGGTAATAACATCAATCTCTCTCCCAGTTAACTTATGTACTGGTTCTAAAAATTCAAACCAATATCTAAAAAACTTAGTATTTAATGAGGTAGGTATTCTAAGTATATTTATATTTTTAGCCATACCTCTTAATATTTATTTTTTTAAATCAGGAATAGT